GGGTTCGACGTTGCCGCTCGATCAGTACCGTGATGGTCCTGGCGGGCGTACACAACTGCCGGCCAGTTCGCTGTTCCGTGCGCCAGCACCCAACGTAAACATCACCACATGGCTCTACCAGCTGTGGAGCTCACTGCTACTCGATGGCAACGCCTACGGGCTAGTCACCGAAACAGGCGTTAACGGGTTCCCTGTCACAGTCGAGATCCTCGACCCGGCCACTGTTCAGTGGCGGCACGTTGACGGCGAGTGGACAACACAGATTAACGAGAAGCGCATAAACCGTTGGCCTAACGGGCCCCTGTGGCACATGCCAATGTTTGTGATGCCCGGCCTACCGATGGGCCTAAGTCCGATCAGCAGTGCAAAACAAGCTATCGGTTCAGGCATCAGCGCTGAGCAGTTCGGTGCACAGTTCTTCAACAGTGGCGGCAACCCCAACGCCATCATCTACTCGGACTCTGAGCTCACACCTGAGCAGGCACAGGGCATCAAGGGTGCGTTCATCAATGCCACACAAGGCAACCGTGAACCGGCGATCATGGGCAGGGTCTCAAGTATGAGCGTGTGCAGATCAGTCCTGACGAGTCACAGTTCTTAGATTCGCAGCGGTTTACGGTCGAGCAGATCGCACGCATCTACGGCATACCACCTGAGCTTGTCGGTGCAGCTGCATCTGGTAGCTCGGTGACGTATGCGAACCGTGAGCAGCGTGCAGCAGACTGGTTGTCCTTTGGTCTGATGCCGTACCTGATCCCTATCGAGGATGCGCTTTCGACGCTCGTGCCTCGTTCGCAGCGTGTGAAGTTCAATGTTGATGGGCTGTTGCGCTCGGATCTCAGTACACGTTACCAAGCGCATGCTGTTGGTATCAGTTCTGGTTTCCTCACAGTTGACGAGGCCAGGGCGTATGAGGATCTGCCACCGCTCGTCACTCCTGATCCTGTGCTTGCACCTGATCAGGTCATTGCCTGATGGCAAGCATTGATGACATTGACCTCGTGCCCACTGATGCGATGGTTGAAGAGGCTGAGCGTGGCCTTGCGTGGCGTGCGGAGTTCAACCGTGGAGGCACTGCAGTTGGTGTTGCTCGAGCCCGTGATATTTCCAACCGTGTGCGCTTGTCTGCGGACACTGTGCAGCGGATGGCATCGTTCTTTGCACGGCATGAGGTGGATAAGCAAGGGCAAGGTTTTGAGGCTGGTGAGGAGGGTTACCCTTCTGCTGGTCGTATTGCGTGGGCGCTATGGGGCGGCGACCCTGGACAGAGTTGGGCTAATGCTCGGCTCTCTGAGATTGCAGCGCTTGAAGCTGACAGGAGCAAACGAATGATTGATCTAGAAGCGTATCCTTTGAATGATCGGCAGCTTGCACAGTACGAAAATACTGAGTCTGTTGTTGAGGTGTTCGGCCAGTACACACAGGACCACAGTGCTGATGGTTGCAACTACGAGATCAGCCCTGCGAACCAGGAGCACGGTCTTGTGTGTGGCAGTTGCGTGTTCTTCATGGACGGCAAGTGCGAGGTCGTCAGCGGCGAGATCGCTGCGGACGGCCTGTGCAAGCTGTTTGTTATTCCTGATTCGTTGCAGCCAGTGCTGATGATGAGGTTGACCCTGAACCAGAGGTTGAGGTTGAACCTGTTGTTGAGGTTGAGCCTGCACCTTTACCTGAGATCGACGGTTACAAGCGTGGCGTCAATGGTGTCGATGTGCCTGAGCGTGAGGTGCGTAAGCTTGAAAAGCTTACGGTGCGTGCAACACATGATGGTGGTGCGATCCTCGAGGGTTACGCCACGGTGTATGACTACGCCTACTCGATTGGTGATGTTGACCGTGGCGGGTTCATGGAAACAATCGTGAAGGGTGCCGCTGCGAAGAGTGCTGGCGAGGCCGATGTGCGTTTGCTGATTAACCATGAGGGCATACCGCTGGCACGCACCAAGAGTGGAACGATGACACTTGAGTCTGATGACATCGGTTTGCGTGTGACTGCTGAGCTTGACCCGATGAACCCACTGTCCGCATCGTTGCGTTCTGCGATGGAACGTGGAGACATGGATCAGATGAGCTTTGCGTTTCGTGTGTTGCGTGACGAATGGAACAGTGATTACTCCGAGCGCAAGATTTACGAATTTCGGATTTTTGATGTGTCAATGGTGACCTTTCCTGCGAATCCTGCCACGGTGGCAAAGGTCCGCAGTGATGAGCCACAAGATTCTGAGCAGGCCGCAGGCCGCTCGGTAGAGATGGCGAAACGCCAACTCGAAGCAATACCAGCCCGCCGATAACAAGCCGCAACACATGCCGCCTCCTGGCACATGCGTTGCACTTGACGTCACTAGCTGTTTCCTAATCCTTTAACAAGAAAGGGCCCACAGATGTTGGACCAAATTCGTACCCTGATCGCAGCAGCGCTCGATGAGCGTGATGCGTCACAAGCAGCAGTCGAGGCAATCCTCGCTGTCGCAGAAACCGAAGACCGCGCAGACATGACGGCAGAAGAGACCGAAAAGTTCGACGCAGCTCGTGCTGAGCTTCGTGAGATTGACGACAAGATCACCGCCTTGCAGGTGCGTGAGTCTGACCTCGTGGATCTTGCTACCCGTTCCGAGAAGGCTGCAGAAGCCAGGAAAGAAGTACTACCCATGAACATCAAAGTTGTTTCAGAAGAGAAGACCTACCGTGCAGACTCCGAGCATGACTTCCTGAGCGATGCTATCGCTGCGAAGTTCGGCAACGACAACGCTGCATCTGACCGTCTTGCTCGTGCCCGTGATGAAGCACTGTCTGAGTACCGCTCGACGACTGGCAACTTCGGTGGCCTCGTTGTTCCTCAGTACCTGACCGAGCAGTTCGCTGCAACGCTTGCATCCGGCCGGCCATTCCTCGAGGCTGTCACCAAGGTTGCACTGCCAGCGCAGGGCATGAACATGGTGATCCCTCGTGGAGCAACCTCCACCGGTGTTGCCGCTCAGTCAACTGAAGGCACCGCAGTTACCAACCAGACGTTCACCGAGTCTGACCTTACGGTTCCGGTTCGCACGTTTGCTGGGCAGCAGGTTGTGTCCCGTCAGTCCATCGACCGTGGAACCGGCATCGGCTCAATCCTCCTGGCTGATCTGTATCAGCAGTACGCAACCAAGGTCAACGTTTCTGCCATCTCTGGTGACGGAACAGCTGGGAGCCACTTCGGTATCCTCAACACGACTTCGGTGCAGACCGCAGCGTGGACCGGCACTACCGGCTCGTCCATGGTCGCTGCGATCCACAACGCCATCGGCAAGATCAACACCTCACGGTTTGCTGCAGCGGATCTGATCCTGATGCACCCTCGCCGTTGGGCTTACTTGTGTGCGCAGTCTGATTCGTCGCTGCGTCCGCTTGTTGCCATCGAGGGCTACAACTCCTTTAACGCTGTTGGCGCTGGCGTTGCAGGTGGCTACGCTCCTGTCGGGTCAATCGCTGGTATTCCCGTTGTCACTGACGCTGGCGTGCCAATCGTTCTCGGCGCATCCACCGATGAGGACCGCATCATCGTCACCCGTCGTGCTGATGTGTTGTTCATGGAAGACGGCTCGGCACCAATCGGGCTTACCCTCAACGAGGTTGCCGCAGCCAGCTTGAACGTCACCATGGTGACCTACGGCTACAGCGCATTTACCGCTGGGCGTTACCCAGTGGGCACTTGCGTAATTTCTGGAACCGGATTCAAGAACGTCCTTTCCTGATCTAGCTGGGATGGGTGGTGCAAGCAGTGGGCCTGCTTGCACCACCACCCGACCCCAACAAAAAGGATAAACATGCAGCAAGAGAGTTTTGAACACCCTGGTCGAGTGCTGTTGGCGTTCCCGTCAACAGGCCACGACATCTCAACACGGTTCATGCGTTCCTTCTGGGAGCTCGACGTGTGGGACCGTGAACGAGCAGTGCAAACGTGGGAAGCTGCGGGCGCTCCTGAGTCACCGAACCCGATTGATCTGCGCATCCTCCACAACTACGTTGCGCTCGAGGCGACAGCGAACCTTGCGAAGGCTCGCAACAGGTTGTGCGACGAGTTCTTAAAGACATACACCGATGCTGAGTGGTTGTGGTTTGTCGACACTGACATGGTGTTTGAACCGCAGTTGATGCATCAGATGGTTGCACGAGCAGTCGAGCATGACATCAAGATCCTCGGTGCGTTGTGTGTAATCCTCACCGCCGATGGTGTCATACCAACGCTGTTTATTGATAACCCGCAGACGGTCACGCAGGTAATGCTCGATTGGGCTCCGAACCAGCTGGCACAGGTTGCCGCTACTGGCACAGGTTGCCTACTCATTCATCGCAGCGTCTTGCAACAGATGTTTGATCAGAGTGGCGGTAGTACTAACTGCTGGTTTGGTTTTGACATCAGGTTCGGTGATGACGGCTCGGAATGGGCGCTAGGCGAAGATGTGAGTTTCTGTTTGCGTGCGGGCGAGCAAGGCCACAAGGTTTATGTTGATACCACTGCCCATGTTGGGCACCACAAAGGCGGCAGGGTTTACTGGCCGTCAGACACAAAGACAATGGGTGTGACACCGCCGGAGGAGCCACGCACCACAGATGACAATGCTCGGACCTGATGCGAGCAGGTATCTGCTGGCCGGTCGTGGTGTTGCGGTAGCACGCCCGTTCAACCTGAGATGGTTGTTGCCTACTGTTTGCAAGGATGATTTGCGCCGGTGGCGTGCGGTGTGGGTTACGTCATGGGTTGTTGCAGCGGTTGGCATGTTGTGGTGGGGTTCTGATCTTGGTTGGGAACGTGCAGCGGCTGCAGCAGTTCTGTTGCTGGCGTTGCCTGGAGTGTGGGGTCCGCAAGTAGTACGGCCTGTTGGCGTTGACTTACCGGCGATGGCTGTGGCGATCATGGCTGTTGCTTGTTTCGAGCACGGCCTGTGGCCTGTAGCGGTGTTGCTGATTCTGGTTGCCGCTTCGATCAAGGAAACATCACCAGTGTTTGCTGCGGTGTGGGCTTGGCATCCGATCATGCTGATCGGTTTGATCGTGCCGGCTGTTGTCTGGTTTGTTCGCAAACCACAGATCGACCAGGTGACCGCACAGCCGGTCGCCCAGATTGTACGACTGGACCTCGTGGCCTAACTCCTCGAAACCCTCAACCCAACCATCGTGCACATCTTGTACCGAGAAGTTAGGGCCAGGGTGCACAACCAGAATGCGCACTCAGAAGACCTTTCCCAGTGCTTCAATC